CATTTACCGCGGATGGCCAAATTCGGCAGCGCTTGATACAGATCTCGCGGCCGGCGTCATTAATGTCACAATCTTCCCACAAGGAGAGCCGGGCCGCAATACAACGCGATATTCACAACAATGGCAAGGCTGCCCGATACAGCCAACTCTCACCGCATCGGTTTCTGGTGTCTCGGTCACTATTGGGGGCACCGCAAATCCGGGGCAACTTATTGGAATAATGGTTAATAACGGCAGTTACGTGTACCTCACGCAACCTGGCGATACACCGGATTTAGTAGCTGCGAACCTGGCAACTTCTGTTCGCACTGATTGGATCGTCAACCTTGCCGGCGCCACATTCGCAATTCCTGGTGCCGCCAGTGTAGTAGCCCGAGTGGTCGCCGAAGCGTCAGCCATGCAGGAAGTGCGCCGCCAGGAACAGTCGTTCCGCATCACGTGCTGGTGCCCCACCCCCTCCACTCGCGACGCTTCGGCATCGGCAATCGATCTTCTGCTTGTTGGTTTTCAGTTCATTATATTGGCCGACGGCTCCCAGGGCCGAATACAATATCGCGGGACACTTGTATTCGACCAATCTCAGGATGCGCTCCTCTATCGCCGCGACCTGCTCTACGACGTGGAGTATCCCACCACGATCACCGTTCTGCAGCCTGCCATGCTGTTCGGCGACCTTGTCCTGAACGCTAACACCATTACAGCCTAACCTTGGAGCCATCATGGAAATGCATTTAGTCGTTGTAAGAACGTTTGGCAGTTTCTCGCGCGGTGACGTGATTACGGATCCCGCACGTATCACCAGTATCCTCGGCGGTGAGAACGCCCATTTTGTTGTGCGGGTGGCCGCGCGGATGCCGGGAGGAGCTTAACAGCAATTCCGATCGTTCAGCAGGGTAGCATCAATACCACGGCACTTGTAGTGCCGGATCTTTACGTACAGATAGTTCCACCACAGAACCTAGTCCTGAACGGTGTCCCGACGAATGTGGTGGGGGTCGTCGGTACAGCCTCCTGGGGATCGGTTGGGCAGCCCGTTATCGTCGCAACCATGTCGGATTATGCGCAGAGCTTCGGTCCGATTATTGCACGTAAATATGATATGGGAACCCAAGTTGCTACAGCGGTACAACAGGGAGCCCAGAATTTCCGTTGTATTCGCGTGACCGATGGGACCGACACGGCTGCGCAGGTAGTCGTTCCGGGAACGACCGCGACCCTCACAGCGCTATACACGGGGTCGTTGGGCAACAACGTCAGCCTGACGCTACAACCCGGTTCGGCAGCAAACACGTGGCGATTGGTGGCGGCGTTGCCCGGATTGCAGCCAGAGGTCTATGACAATATCGGTGGCACTGGGGCACCATTCTGGATTGCCCTCGCGACGGCGGTCAACCAGGGCCAAGGTCCGCAGCGTGGACCGTCGCAGCTTGTGATCGCTAGTGCCGGTGGTACCACCGTCCCTCCCACGGCCTTCGCTACAACACTTGGTGCGAGCACGCCAGGATCCGATGGAGCGTCCGGTGTCTCCGCCATGCAATTGGTCGGGACGGACATCCCTCCCCGCACTGGAATGTACGCCCTGACAGGCCAGGGCTGCGGTATCGCTGTTCTAGCCGACTCGGACGATCCGACTCAGTGGACGGCCCAGGCTGCGTTCGGTCTCCAGGAGGGCGTCTATATGATCCTGACGGGCCCGGCTGGCGACACAATCCAGAACGCGGTCACCGTAATGCAGCAGGCTGGGCTCGACAGCTATTCCGCAAAGTTGATGTTCGGCGATTGGATCTGGTGGTCCGACCAGGTAAACAGCACGATCAGGTTGGTTTCTCCACAAGGGTTTGTCGCTGGCCGGCTCGCAAACCTTTCGCCGGAGCAATCGAGTCTGAACAAGCAGATTTATTGCGTCATCGGTAGCCAGATGTCTGGGACGCCAGGATCTGGTCAAAGCACATCCTATTCCGCAGCGGACCTCGCAGTGCTGTTCGGTGCGGGGATCGACGTGATATGCAACCCGCAGCCTGGCGGCAGCTACTGGGGGGTTCGCGGGGGATTCAACTCGTCGTCAAATCCGGCAATCGACGGTGACAACTATACGCGGCTCACCAACTACATTGCGGCTACCCTTGCCGCGGGAATGGGTCAATATGTAGGGCAGGTGATCAACGCCGACCTCTTCCTCAGTATTCGTTCCTGCCAGCTTTCGTTTCTGCAAAACATGCTCAGCCAGGGTCTACTTGGCAGCACCGACGGAAGTCTACCATTCAGCGTGATTTGTGATACATCGAACAATCCAGCGAGCAGGACTGGTCTCGGCTACGTCCAATCGGACGCGCAGGTGCAATACCAATCAATTAACGAGATGTTCATCGTCAACGTGGAAGGAGGTCAGACAGTCCAGGTGTCCGTTCAGACCCTCCCCAGCGGGCAGGCGACCTAACGAGGTAACCCTATGTCATATACAGCGTTCTCTGTTGGTCGCGACACTCAGCTAGTCGTGATGGGGCCGAACGGTCGCATGGATCTGGAACATGTTACCGCCTTCGAAAGTCGACAACTCACTCAATCGGTACGTGTCAGCCGACTGGACGGAACCCAGTTAGGTACCGAGCTGCCTAAGGGTTGGGAAGGCAGCTTCGAGCTCGAGCGCGGTAATTCAGTAGTCGAAGACTTCATAGCGGCAACCGAGCAGACATATTTTAACGGCGGAAGCGCTAGCTCGATCACAATGTATCAGTACATAAGCGAGACAGACGGGTCGATTTCGACATACCAGTACGCCAGCGTTACATTCAAACTGGTCAACGCGGGGATCTGGAAGGGCGAAAGCAGCGTCAAGCAGAAGCTCGAATTCTTCGGCGTCAGTAGGAGTCGCATCTGATGACCCCCTCCGCGAAGATCATCGCTGAGGCGGCCGAAGCACCGTCGGTTGTAGACGGACTGGGGCGACGTCTCACACTTCGGCGTTTGACCGCGTTGGATAAGCTGCGGCTATTCAAGGCTGCCGGCCCAGAACTTGCTCTTAATCAACCCTGGCTCGCAATGGCGATCTTGGCAAGTTCGGTAATTTCTATAGATGACATACCAATACCATCACCCTCCAATGAAACCCAAATCGAGATGCTGATCAGTCGGCTGGACGACAGCGGGATCGAGGCGATCGCTCAGGCTTTGGAGCCGCACTTTGACGGCGATAAGGTTGAGCAGGCGGCAAGCGCGGGAAACTTGTCCGGCACTCCGAGCTGATCGACTGCCTATACCTGGTCAGAAACGGAGTGCCGTTCGACGTCGCCTTTTCGCTACCACCGGACGAACGCATGGCGTACATGGTTGCATTTGGTATCTTGGATGGTCGAGAGTTCGATTGGCAAACGCTGCAGTGGAGATACTCGGGATGACATTACAGTCTTCGTGCCACTGCTGATAACGTCCTGCCATGACCGACACATCCAGGCCTGTTTCAACGCTTGTCCGCGATAGTGGTGTCTCCAGGCCGCTGGCCGCAGCAGGTGGCCTACTTGATATACTTGATCGGGTAATCAGTCAGTCGTCAATTCAATTGACCAGATTGCTGCGGATCGCCGGTGGCACCTTTGCTTTCAATGTCGGCCGCCGATCGAGGATCCGACGGGCTAATATGCCACGCCGAACACGCTTACCTACGCGCACATTAAATACTACACCGACGCCACCTCTCCTGCCAGTACATCAGAAGTCTCCCAAGCCGATCTCTATGGCCGACTTCTACCGACCACCAATGTCGCTGACTGCTAAAGTCGCGCCTCCATTCCAACCGTCAGTTACGTCGCTTCTGTTCAAGCCGTTGCCTATACCAGCGCGCCATATCTCGACCAGGTTTCGTCAAGTAAGCGGGCCCGGCGGCAGCCAGACTAGCGCAGCTGTGTATTTCCAGCCTAACCAAACTCGCGGGACGCGGTCCAACTCTCCGGTGGTCAATACACGACGACTCGTATCATGGCTCGCGGGCCTCTCCTCGATCTACGGGACACTTCCACCTTCGTACAGCCGTCGGTCCTCATCGAAATCTGAGCGCGGCACTCTTGTCGCTGCGCTCAGCTATCAGCAGGCTAATCACCAAATATCCAATATTGCAAAGAGGCTCGAGCAGGCGTCCGCTGCGGTGGTGTCGATTGGGCCACGACCCCTGACAACAGCGAGTCTCACAACAGTTACGGGGGCAGACGCAGGGGGCCCTTCTCCTGGTGGTTATACTGGAAAAGGAAACAAATCAGGCCAGGGCGAGCTCTTGCTGGAAGGTTCCGCGCTCGACCGCTGGCTGACACAAAACCTCAACCAAGCGATCACCCGTCCCCCAACCGGGATCATAAGTGTCGACCCACGAATCACCCCAGCGTGGACCGGATCTTCCTTTGGACCGTGAACACGAGCACGCCGCCGCGGGAACTCTCATGGAAATGGCGATGGATCATGTCATGGATACCTGCCTCGGCTACTAATACATTGTAAGTTGTCCTTGCTCGGCCGGGAAGGCAGCGGAAGATTGGCGTTTGTGGGGGTATATCCTGGCTACGCATTGATGAAATTTTGGAGCGTGAGCCGCTTACGCGCACACGCAAGGAGTCCCATTGATGGACGAGAACCGGCGCCCAGATCACAGCAAGCGGAGTATAAATACCACATTGTTGTCACTCCAAAGTGCCAAAGGGAGACAAAGAAAGCCATTGTACGTCCAGTCTCGGCAGGAGAGGTATTCCGAAAACTGGGCGGGCAGAGGCAGATCAAGAGGGGGAATTTGATGTCCGACCACGTTCACATGATGATCTCGGTTCCATCGAAGTCCGCCGCTTCGCAAGCGATTAGCTTCGCGGCGGGAAAAGCGCCATACGCATGGCGCGGGTGTAAGCAGAAAACCCGCGAGATCTCGCTGGTCAAAGCATTTGCGCGCGAGAATATTTTGTATCGCGTGTTGGCCACGACGACGCAGAAATCCACAACTGCATTCGGAACCAGAAAGGGGAAGACAAGCGTTTAGAGCAGATGAGTCTCTGGCACGAACGGTGACTTCAGTAGTCGAACGAACCGGGGGTCGCATCGGCGCCCCGACAGCCGCTTTGAGTGGCTCACAATTTCTGGGTCCGCGTCGGCGACCTCACAGGCCGCTTTAAGCGGCCGAAATCCCGGAGCCTCCGACTCTATCGAGGGAGACTCATCCGCATCCAAAAGGATCCATCGAGGGGTACCATATGCCAGACGTAGTGCTCATACTTGGACCTGTTGCCTTTCAGGACTTTGAAATTCCTTCCTCAATAAATTTCGGAGGACGACAGCGTCTTGCAATTCATCAATTAACCGATGGCCGAAGGGTCATTGACACAATGGGTCCTGACGCATCTGAAATCGCCTTCTCGGGAGTGTTCTCGGGAACCGACGCTACGTTGCGTGCCAGACTACTGGACTCACTTCGAGTTGCGGGCGACGAACTGCCCCTGACGTGGGATGTGTTCTTTTACACAGTTATCCTGAGCCGCTTCGATGCGAATTACAAGAACCCTGTGTGGATACCGTACCACATCTCCTGTACCGTAGTGCTAGACGATGCTGCCGCTGGGCTTGCTTCCGTAATCTCTCTCACCAGTTCTGTCTTGTCTGACGTTGGCGTCGCTGCCAATCAATGCACTAACCTTGGCATCGATTTTACTGATGCCCAGAATTCCTTGATTGCTCCGGATGCTACGTCCCTTGGAAGCGCCGCATACGTGGCCGCGCAGTCCAGC